CTTGTTGTGTAGCTAATGCATAATAGGTCTCATTTTTGTTCATTATAATTATTTAATAAGGCTTGTATTAATGACATCTAGATATTAAATATTTTATATGGCAGAGGTTAAGAAGGCTAGATTATTTTTACGTCGCGGGACTGATACAGATAGAATAGCTACTACATTGTGTGAAGGTGAGCTCGGTTATTCTACAGATGCTTATAGAGTAATCGTTGGAGACGGTACTACTGCTGGTGGTAGGTCTTTAGGTACTACTGTATTTGTTAGTGCGGGCTCTTTAGCACGTCATTTCCATACTAAGCTAACTACCGCCGCGACTGGTGGTTTAGCTCATACCGGTGACTTAGCTGTATTCCCAGCTTTACAGTATTTTAAAGCAGATGGTGTTACAACTTCAACACCGCATGCTAGTGCTACATGTGTAATGTTGTTGACAGGTACAGATCCAAGTGCTACTACTAGCTGGGTGTCTATTAACTCTGGTATACCTTTTGGTAATATACACGTACAGAATGATGATATTACAGGGGATTATATTTCTGGTGGTAATATTTCTGGTGATGTAACATTTAGTGGTACTATTAATACAACTAAGACAACCACAACAAGTGCAATTGTAAGTGACCTTGCTGGGACTGGTAATCGAAATGTTTTTGTTACCTCAACAGGTCAATTAACTGCTGAAGATAATCTTGGGGATGGTAAAACAGCTGATGGCACTTTACAGTTCCTTGCCTCTCCTGTAACAATTTCCAAATCAGAAGCTCTTACTGCGTGTGATTGGTTAAATTATCAAAATCCGAGTGGAGTTCCTAAAAATGCTACAGCTGGGTTGTTTCAGTTTGTATGGTATGATAATACATCCACTGATGATATTTTAATGATAAGAAATAAACCTGCAAGTTCTAGTGGAGTTGAATTGTCAGCTGCCTTTTCTGGTTTATCCGATGGTGATGGTAGTGCTACTCAGTTTTTCAGTCCATTAAGTAGTAATGGTGAAGTAGGTAATGATGGTGTGGTAGGTTTTGATTTTAAAATGTTTAATGGAGCAAACACTACTGCTGCTTGTTGGGACGATGGTCATGATTTAAAGATGCTTGGATATATGTAATTATTTTTCCCAAGGGAATACTATCCAATCATCATTATCAAATTCTCTTACCGTATAATCCGGCATGAAGGCTGTCTTAGGCTTATAATATAATGTAGCAAAATCCCAGTTTATATTATATTGATCATTATACAGGACAAAATTACCGTACACTTTTTTTAAAGTTAATCCTGTATCAACTAGATCATCAACTATTAGAACCCTCTCTCTCATTAATTCATCTTGTGTCGGGAAAGTGATTTGTTTAACTATATCGTTTATGTTATGAGGACCTTTACGTGGGGCATCGCTTTGATAAGATTTAAAATTACATGAGAGTAATTTATCTACCTTTAGTTGTTTTGCTAAGAGTGTTGCAGGAATCATTCCACCGTTTGCAATACCAAGTATACAGGTAGGATGAAAATCTTTTACTTTTTTTGTTAATAGAGATATATCTTGCTCTATGCTTTCCCAAGATAAATTAATTTTTGATGTCATTTAAGTCGATGTTAATTTCATCTCCTATGTATTTTACGAGGTCTTTTATTTTATCAACTGTTTCTACATTTTCTGGATCAGGCAATGTTTTTGTATGTTTGTATAAATCTAAAATAAGATTAGGAGTTATTTTATGTTTTCCGTTTTTTGTTTTCTTCCTAGGCATTATAAATATTTACAAATGTCTTTGTAACTTCAATCTGTTAAATTAAGATAAAACGGTTAAATAATTAATAATGGGTCATTCACTATATAACGAAGTCACCGCAGTAACAGGTGTTGGTTATCCTACGAATAGAGTGTTAGGTAAACTCAAGACCGCCTCGCTTAATCTACCATACTCTCTAGAAGATATTAAAATTAGTCACAATGACTTCGCGGTGACTGAGGTATATAACGATAGCATCCGGAAACTTTATCGAAATTATTTGTATTTAATTGCTAATGCAGAAATAGTAACAACATCATCACCTACATCTGCTGTTGGTTCTTATATTAATGTTGATCCGAATTTTAATGCTACTCTCTCCTCCACATCAACAAACCCAGCTTCTGGAAACAGTCTTTCCTCTATGCATGGTAATATTGAAACGCATATAGCTAAAAAACTTGACAGTAATCACTTTGTATATTTTACATATAGTACTGGTGATTCAGTAGTAGTTGAAAGTACTACTCAGTTCGGGACTGTTAAATCAGTATTATCTGGGAACTTTGTTGAGTACAGTCCTGATGATAATAATACATTTAAATTTAAAAATATTGTAAGTGTAGATATAGTAGACGAGTATTTATTTGTTTTAGACAGAGGTAATCTTACGTTATTTAAATTTGATATATCTGGTCTTATAACTAATGACTCCGCGGTTCGCCGAACTGGTATTAATGATACAGATAATCCGGGTCGTCTTTTATTAAAAACATTAGGAGGCACACAATATACTCAAGTTAAAAATAAGCTCGTCGACCCGGTTAGTCTTAGTGTACATAATAAGAAGTTGTATGTTTTAGATAACGGTACTCGTAGTATTAAAATATACGATTTAAATTTTAATTATTTAAATGAAATTAAGCATGGTCCGCTATATGATAACGTACAAAATGACATTCCAGTTTCTCTTGTAATAGATCAGTTATCTGATACAAATAAGACCATACGAGGTTATATACTTACGTCTAAGGGTAGGATTTTTGAATATGATCCAGTCACAAATATTATAGGATCACCAGTATCATTATTTGAATCATATTTACCGTATGAAATTTATGTGTTTAATGAAGATAGAAAGCCTCCGACCCTAGATCAAATAAAATTATATAAACCTGAAGGGAGTAATTTTAAAAAGATAGTTAATAGTAAGTCTTCAAAAAATATTTTATATGTTGCTTCTAATAGAAATATATATAAGTTGTATAAATCAAATTTAAATACCCCAATTACTGTATTAGATTTTAATACGTCGACAATATCTGATGGCAACACCCGGAATGCTCCTGTTAATATAACTACTGATTTTAGAGATATAAGCTCACAGACAATTGCTTCGTTTGATACTGTATTGCATGACGGGTATGACTATATGGCAGTCACTACAACCACTCTCTCTAGTATAACTGAGGGTGTGGAGGTGTCGGGTTACAAGACTAGTACATATCTTTTTACTGATAAAAATATTACTACAAAATTGTATAATGATAGCTTTTATACGAATTATTTTACATTATCTGATATATATGTATTACCTCAAGAAATAGTTAATAATATTACGTTTAATAAAACTACAAAGAAATTAATATATAATCATTATTCTTTATTTGAAAATTTAAATAAAAAAATATATACTTATTTTACAAAAGCAAATTTAGGTACCTCAATCGTCCCGGCTATATGTACTATCAATTCTTACGGGTTTGAGAAGCCAAGCGCTCTTAATAATAACGATGAATTTTATATTGGTGTAAATGAGCCGTTATTAACTGATGTTGTTAATAGACCTATTGAGTTGTTATATAAACAACAAGAAGCTTTATTTAGTCTTATAAAAGAAGATCAGTTAAATACTGATCCGCCTTCAGGAGTAAATACTAGATTACCAAGTAAGGGAGAATTAGCTACTAGTGTTGTAAGTTTAGATACTACTAGTGTTACTGTAACAGGAGGAGACGTAGTAAGTATAGGAATTTCCCGGCGAAATCTTATTAGTGTAGAAAATAATTCTTGTTCAATTAACTTTTATACAACCATCGATGGAACTGATACAGCGGATGAATATAGTTTTGAGTATATAGCAGAGATGAATCCTAGTACCGCAGTATTCGCTCCTGGAGTTACAGACATAGTTATTGAACTCGATACCGCGAAGTTTTTTGCTAAAGATGGGGCTGGTAACGTTATCGATGAAGACAAATATAATACTGATCAAAAGGCTAATCCACTAGCTCATGATAAAACCTTTACGTTTAAAATTAAAGCTGGTTCAAATTGTATTATTGATGAGGATGATATTAATTCAGTTAAAGAATGTGTAGTTACAATTAAACCAGATTTTGACAAATATGATATCACGTTTATCGGAGACCGCCCAGGTGATGTCAAAATTGATTCTTTCACTAATCGAAAAACAACAGGTGATGGCTTTACGGCTCGCGTAGGTGTTCAACGATTCGCAAGTGATGGAGATTACAGCTTATCAGCCGCCTGTAATATTCGGACAAACCCAGTTAACTGGCCTGTCGGTATGAAATTTATACCACAAGTTCCAGATAGAGATACATATAGTGTTTACTCAACAGACATTAAAACAGGAAAACGTGATGTGCTGCTTGATTTCCCGCCAGTGTCAGGTGGAACAGATGTACCGAATCAAGTATCAGCCGCACAATTACCGAACACTAGTACAATATTTTTTACACCAGGTGTATCTTCGATAGTATTTGATCTTAGTGCACAGCAACCTGAGCATAACGGAGATATTAACAGCGATTCTGCAATTGATATTATAATTCAGCGTCCTACTGCTAACGCAATAATTAATAAATCTAATCCATTAGATAATAAAAAAACTGTTTCTTTAAAAGAGCAATATAAAACAATTAATTTATTTGTATCCAGTATTTCTGCTGATTATAGAGTTGACGAGTCAACCACTAATAATCTTTTAAGTTGTGTTAATGTATGGGATGCATTAATTGCTAGTAATGCATCCGACCATGTTGGATCTAATACGTTTGATGATGGTACTGATGATGCTACTTATAAAAAATATCCTATTAGTGCTTGCTTTACTATTCAAGATTCAGTTTCTATTATTTCTACAGATGATACATTACCGGCAGTATATTTTAAGCCACCTAATGATTTTAATTTTGTATATACGAATAACCAAATTGATATTGTTATTAAAGATAGTAACAACTCAATAGTAGGCAAGGGAGGTAAAGGTGGGTATGGTTTAGCTGTAGAAGGTCATGGTGGAAAATATGGAACTAAGTTTGATGGAGAGGACGATCCAGTTGATATTGGAGATGATGTAGATGGTGTAGTAACCACTCACACTGGAACATCTGGAGGCCCGGCGTTAAGCGGTTTTGATGCATATTTCAAACAAAGGATTTTAATTACTAATAATGGTAAAGTATATGGAGGAGGCGGTGGCGGTGGTGGTGGTCTTCCGGGTATTAGCGCCACAAACTATAACAACATAGAATATGCATGGCCGTTGTGGTTTGGTTGTGGAGGTGGAGGTGGAGGTGGTATCCATTTAAAGAATATCGGAGCAGGTGGAACTGCTGCTGCAAATAATTACGGTTTTCCAGACACTGGAGCAATGACTAAAGCATATTTACAGGATGGGTCTGCTGGTGGAGTAGAGATGAAAGGCGGAAATGGTGGTGACTGGGATAGAAGTCATAGGTATTTTGGGCGAATAGAGCTAGAAAAATCAATTGCAGCTGGTGCTCAAGGTAATGATACGGTCATCCCTGGAATATCTGCTACGGTGACTGATTATCCAGCAATGACAGGGAACGCTGGAGGTAATATTGGTGAACCTGGTAAGAGTGATGGTACTGTTGCGAATTATTATACATTAGTTGGCTGGAACACACCTAAAAATGTAGATGATGGTAGTTGGGGTGAGGTACTTGATAATTATAAACTTAGAGTCGGTGGTGCCGCTGGAAATATTATAACGTCGACTGTCGCACCTGTAACTGCAGGTACTGGTTCTTTCCATGGAACAGGTGATTATACAGCTGCTA